CCGGACACAATGTTGCCGATCATGTCAGAGCCCCACGAGAATGCCTGTCCAGCCAGACCCTTGATAAATGAGACTGCACTGTTAAAGCCATTCGTAATGGTAGTCTTAATGCCGGAGATCGTAGAGGAAATCCCGGATTTCATCGAGTTAAAAGCTGTGGTCGCTGCGCTCTTGATGCTGTTACTGAGGGACGATACCGTGGATTTCATAGCATTCCAGCCGGAAGAAACCACCGATTTGATGCTGTTTACCACACCGGATATCTTGCTGCTGATGGCGCTCCAGATGGAAGAAACCTTGGACTGGATTGCAGAAAGGACCGTCGAGATGACCGTCTTGATCGCATTCCATGCCGTACTCATCCGGGTCTGGATGCCAGTCAGCAGCGGAGACAGGAACGACACAATGGCGTTCCACACCGTCGTCACTGCAGTCTGGATCGCAGTCAGCACCGTGGAGATGGCTGTTTGGATTGCAGACCAAACCGTAGAGAAAGTCGTCTGCAATCCAGTCAGGATCGGAGTCACAAAGGCGACGATAGCGTTCCAGATGGAAGTGATCTTCGTCTGGATTGCGGTCAGTGCTGCGCCGATCAGGATCTGGATTGCCTGCCAGATGGTCTCAAACAGATACTTGAACGCATCCAACAGAGGTTTCATGGTGTTGTAGATGCCATTCCACACCGAAGTGATTGTCGTGCTGATGGTGTTCATGACCGTAGAAATCGCAGTCGAGATCGCCGTCCACACAGTTGTCACCGTGGTATGGATCGTATTCAACACAGACGAAACTGCTGTAGAAATGGCAGTCCAGATGGTGCTGAAGGTCGTCTGGATACTCGTAAGGACAGTCGTAAAGAAGCTCGAAACTGCAGTGAACACAGTCGTTGCCACACTTTGGATAGCAGAAACTGTGTTTGAAAAGAAGCTGCTGATTCCGCTCCACACGATCTCGAAGAAGTTCTTGATACTGCCCCAGACAGTCTGCCAGTCCGTACCGAACAGACCAAGGAACACATCCAGTGCGCTCTTTAATGCGGTAAGAGTCGTAGAGAATACAGACTTCACGCCATCCCAGATACTGGAGAAGATGCCCTTTGCCGCTTCCCATGCACCGCTCCAGTTGCCGGAGAACACATTGGAAAAGACATCGAACAGACCCAGTAAGGTATCCAGAACAACGCCAAGGATGGTCGAAATATTCTGGAATGCTCCCTCAAACAGCGGTGCAAGCACCTGACAGAAGCCATCCCATACTGCTTTCAGTACCTCAGTGACATCCTTAAAATCAAAGCCCAGCCCGTTGATCCGCTGTGTCAGTTGGTCGCAGAAGCCTTTCACCTTGGAAACGATGTCGTTCCAGATACCGGTAATGGCAGCACGGAACTCCTCGTTGGTGTTCCAGAGGTTCATGAACGCCGCCACCAGTGTGCCGATGACCGCCACCACTGCTACGACCGGCCCGGACAGACCACCCAGAACCACACCCAGCTTGCTGAACACACCGCTGGCACTGCCCACATGGGTGATGAGAAGCCGGACACCCTTTGCAAGAGAACTGAACCCCCGCATCGCTGTGCCGACGGTCGATATGGTCTTGCCCAGCACAATGAGCAGCGGACCGATGGATGCTGCCAGAAGTCCGATTTTGATGATCATTTCCCTGGTACTTTCATCCATGCTGTTCAGTTTATCCACGAACTGCTGCACGGCTGATACGATCTTGCGGATGGTCGGCATCAGGATATCACCAAAAGAAATAGCCAGCTCCTCCAGCTGAGATTTCAGGATGGTGAGCTGACCATTTAAGTTGTCCTGCATGGTCTCTGCCATGCTCTCGGATGCGCCATCGCAGTTTTCAATGGCTCCACGCAGTTTGTTGATGTCCGTCTCGCTGGAATTCATCAGGGCAAGGAAGCCGGACATGGCATTCTTGCCGACCAGTGCCTCTGCGTTGGCAGCTTTCTCAGATTCCGACAACCCGGAGAATGCCACACGGCAGTCCGCAAGGATGTCGTTCAGGCTTCTCATGCTGCCATCTGCGTTGCTGGTCGCAATCGTGACCTCACCGATGTTCTTGCCCACAAAGGTCACTTCACCGGAAAGGTTGTTCATGATGGTACGAAGGGAAGTACCAGCCTGAGAAGCCTTGATACCACTGTTTGCCATCAGACCGATGGCTTCTGCGGTATCCTCTGCCGAGAACCCAAGCGCACCGGCGATAGGCGCACAGTACTTGAACGTCTCGCCCATCATGCTGACATTGGTGTTCGCATTGGAGGAAGCGGCTGCAAGGATATCTGCAAAATGCCCGGAATCCGCCGCAGACAAACCGAAAGCGGTAAGGGCATCGGTGACGATATCCGAAGTCGTAGCGAGGTCTTCACCGGATGCCGCCGCGAGGTTCATGATACCTTCGATACCATTCAGCATGTCCCCCGTTTTCCATCCGGCCATGGCCATGTACTCCATCGCCGAGGCCGCCTCGGATGCGGAGAACTTTGTCTTTGCACCCATTTCACGGGCTTTTGCACGAAGCTGGTCAAAGTCATCCCCTGTTGCACCGGAAATGGCAGAAACCTTGCTCATCTCAGAATCGAAGTCGGCTGCGGTCTTCACTGCGGCAGTGCCAAGACCCGTTACAGCGGCAGTCACCGGCAGGAACTTCTTACCGACATTCTCCACAGAAGATCCAATGTTCTGGAGCTTTTCTCCGGCTTCATCAATCTTGGCAAGCGTCGCATTGGTAGTAGCCGCCTGGTCCTGTAATGACCGCAGATTCTGTTCGGTTTCCACGATCTCGCGCTGGAGAGCATCGTACTGCTGCTGGGTGATCTCACCATTTGCAAGCTGCTCATTCGCCTGCTGTGCCGCAGTCTTCAGAGTTGCCAGCTTTTCCTTGGTTGCTTGAATGGCATCCTTCAGCATCTTCTGCTTCTGGACGACCAGTTCTGTATTCGAGGGATCCAGTTTCAGGAGTTTGTTGACATCCTTCAGTCCGGACTGCGTCCCCTTGATTGACTTGTTTACACCTTCCAGTGCTTTGGAGAGCTTTGTGGTATCGCCGCCGATCTCAACGGTGATGCCCTGGATTCTGGATGCCATTTGCGTAACCACCTCCTTGTGGGCATGAAAAAAGCCCATCTGCACGGGACAGACAGGCTAAAAATGGGTATAAAAATACCCCGTCAGATTTCTCCAACGGGGTTGCTACCGATTATTGAATTTTACTCCATAAGAGCATTGTGCTCTCCATAATATCCTCATAGCTGATATCAGCAGCATACGGATATTTCTTCTGGTAGGACTTCCAAAGTGTATGTAACTGTGCGTCATCACTGACGGCAGCCATAATTTTGGGTACTTCCTCTTTCAGATTTTCGGTGCTTCTTTTCTTACAGGTTGCCTCAAATGCCTTTTTCAGCACATCAGCATCGATGTCCTGCTCGTAAATAGAAAGCAGGGTCTTGATATCATAGAAGTCTCTCATTCGGGTATTCAAAAGACCTCTTGCAAGGACCGTCTGAAGTTTTTCTGCCAGAATTGTTTCCAAATTATACGACCAAAGGCTGATGGAACGGTCATCCAAGAGCAATTTATAGTTGTACTCGATTGCTCTTGGCGTGATAACATCTCCTGTAGAAATATCAATCTTCATCGGTGTAACGAGTTTTCCCATCACGGCATTCATGGTAAACCGAATACCCGGATATTCCATTTCATCCATGATATTGGAAACTTCCTTAACCTCAAAGGTCACTCCATCGCCAAGGTCGATGTCCTTGATTTCATCCACAATCCGTCTGGCATCTTCTGCCGACAGATTCTGATTTTTAATACTCGTATCGATATCCATCGTGGACCGCAATGCTACGCCAACCATCGCTGTCACCAGCATTCCGCCTTTGATGATAAAATTATCTTTATACTGCGAATTGGCAACTCTCTCAAGGAAACGCTCCATCATATAAATTCGCATGAGCGTTCTGGCATCTGCCTTGTTTTCCTTTGCCACATTCTTAATTCTTCCCTTAACCTGTTCAGGTGTCAGCTGCATTTTACAATAATACCCCCATATATCTGCGGATCACATTATCAACCCGAAACAGCTTTGCATATTCCATAAGTCGATTCAGGTCCTTGTCTCTTCTGGAAACATATGTCTTCAGAACGGAATTGAAATCCTGTGCTTCAATACTGCTCCGACTTCTCATCAGATCACAAATCGTTCGTTCCAGGTCATACATTGGAATCATATTCCCGTCATTGTCTTTCACAATGATCTTTCCGACATCCAGTAATTCCCGTTTTACCGTATATACTTTACAACTTCCATCCGCTGTAAGCCGATGCGCATTGTAACCGCTGTATATGGTAAGTGTGTGGACAAACGGTTCTCTGTCTGTCAGACCATGATAATAAAAAGCCTCGTCATGTGAAAAAACAGCATTCGGGCATCTCTTATGAAG